GATGATGCCGACGGTGACGCAGCTGGCGTGGTCTACCAGCATGTCATCGCGATCCACCCAGCCGCTCTGCATGGTGGCGTCGTCCCAGAGGACCATCACCGCGCTCTCGCCACAGATGGTGAGGGCGCTGTTGTGCTCCTCCGCGCTCACCCCTCGTCACCCTCCTCCGCCATGGCGTCCCGGCGCATCTCGGCTCGCTTGAGGGCCCGGTCCTGCGCCTGCTGGAAGGCGGACTGCTCCTGCGCCTCCTGCTGTAGGAACTGCTGGACATTGGTGCTCCCCTCCCGGTTGGCCTGCTGCCGCTCGCGGAAGTCCTGGGACTCCTGCCTGCTCTGTTCGAGCGCCTCCTGGGCGCGGTAGTCGAGCTGGAGCTTGCCCTGCTTGAGCGCCATCTCGGCGCGCTCCTTCTCGGTCATCGGCTGCTGCTGCTTGGCCTCCTCCTCCTGCTGCACTGCGTTGGCCAGCTCGTCGCCCATCTTGGCGATCTCCTGGAGCTGCGCCTCGAAGTGGCGGGCGACGTCCTTGGCGTCCGGGTTCTGTTTGATGCGGTCGATATGGGCGACGGTGTGCCCGCCGAGGGCGCGGAAGCCGACGATGTCCCACGGGGTCCACCCCGCCTGCTGCCCCTTCTGCACCAGCCCCTGGAGGGAGGCGAGGTGTTCCGGGACGTGGATCATGTCGAGGTCGTCCTCGTTGATGAGTGGCGTCTTGCCCTGGAGGAAGGCGGTGTTGGCCTCGTTGTTGGCGCGGTTGACCTGGTTGCCGTCCGGCACGTCCATCGTCGGCACCAGCTCCTCCGCGAGCTCGAAGTCCTGGGTCTCCAGCGCGGTGACGCGCCGCAGGATGATCTTCTGCGACTGCGGCGGATACAGGTGGAGGCGCGAGAGGAGCATCTGGTTGACCATCGTCTCGCGCACGCGGTCGCCGTCGCCGGACACGCGGTTGTATTTCACGTCGACGTTGACCAGCTCGCCGTCCTTCTCCTCGCGCAGCATGTCGAGCGAGATGCCGAGCTCCTCCATCTTGTTCTGGAAGTAGATGATCTCGTCGTAGCCGGAGTCGACCGGGAGGATGGACGGGTTGCAGAAGCGCTTGAACTGCACCTGGCCGAGGTTGTCCAGGTCCTCGTAGATGTCGTTCATCCGGTTGGAGATGGCGGTGGCGTTGCGCCCCTGTCTCTCCAGCGCCTGCACCTCCAGCTCGTTGGTCTTGTTCTTCGCCCCGGTGACATTGGTGATGCTGCCCGCAGCGTTCTTCTGGCTGAGCTGCTGGAGCATGCTCATCGTGGTGAAGGCGCCCTCGAAGTTGGATGTCTTCGGGACCTCGGCGATCTGTAGGCCCTCCGGGAGGAGGTTGCTGTGCAGCTCCCCGGATAGCCAGCGCTCTGCCGTCTCGGTGGAGGCCGCGTTGACGGAGGTGTAGAGCCTGCGGAGGTTCTCCTTGCTGCCCTGCATGGCGGCGTTGAAAAACTCTTCGACGTCCACGTCGTTGTCGTAGTTCAGGCGCCCGAGCCCCATGGTCCTGTGCCACTGGGCGGGACCGCCGATGTTGCAGTCCAGGAAGAAGGTGTGCAGGAAGTCCCTCGCGCTCGGGAAGTATTCCTCGTGGGAGAAGAGCCTGGCGCGCAGCTTGACGTCGCGCTTCTTGGCATCCTCTTTCTGCTTCGCCGAATACCTGGCCAGCACGGTCATGTCGAAGGGGCAGCCCTTCTTGTCCGGGTTGGAGGTGTAGACGAAGTAGACCGGCAGCTGCACGCGGGCGTGCTCGCTCTCGTCCATCCCCTCCTGCTCGTCATACTCCTCGATGTCGGCCGGTGTCTCCGCGAGGTTGTCCTCCCGGGTGTTGCGGTCGAGCCCCAGGTTGCCCGTGAGCTCCCGGATGGCCATCTTGAGGTTCTTGATATGCCAGCGCGCATCGCCGCCGCCGCGCTCCTCGCCCTCCGCCATGCGCAGGTAGGCGGTGAGCTCCTTCACCGTGAGGTAGTCCGGGATCACCGCGTAGGGGACGTCCTCCGGCGTGATGCCTGTGCCGCGCGGCACGTAGGGGCGAGTCATGCGCGGGCACCAGTCGTAGGGGTCCCGGAAGGTGAAGAAGGATGCGCCGAACAGGACGACGTCGCCGCCCAGCCCCTTGAACTGCGGCTTGAACCTCCCGGAGCGCTTGATGGCCCGGTTGAGGTATTTGGTCACCATCTCGGTGCGGAACATCCGGTCTGCCGGTTCCCCGCCCTTCACGTCCACCTTGATCAGGGTCGGGCTCTTGGAGTAGATGGCGGTGATCTGCTCGCGCGCCATGTTCAGAGAGTCGTAGCCGAAGAGGTGGTTGGTGATCTCCGCGATGCCCCGGTCCGCGGCCTCCGAGGGGGTCATGGTCGGCCTGCCGTTGTAGAACGCGGAGATGGTGGCGCGGTCATCCGCGTCGAAGGTGTCGTCCGCGATGAGCGAATCCGCCTCCTGGAGCATCTGCTCGTCGCTGGTAAGCCATTTAGTTTCCATGGTTGTCAAGATACCCGTAGGAAAAAATACCGCAATACCTACTCTGCTGGCCTCTCCTGCTTCTGGATGATGCGGGAGACGGCCCAGACGGGCAGCCAGTAGACGAGATCCCCATAGGTGGCGGCACAGGCCAGCGAGAACCACCCGGCGAAACAGGTCCGGCACTCCAGCAGGTGGTAGCCCCCGAAGCGCAGGAAGCCGGTGCCCTGGATGATCAGGAAGCGCGGCGTGTCGAAGATGTGCCCCTCGATCATCAGCCAGGTGACGATATAGGTGCAGAGGGCCAGGTAGACCAGGACGTGGTAGTTGAGCATCATCCGCAGCGGCGACACCCCACCGACTGCTTGGCCCGGGCCGTAGACCGGGGCATGGTGTAGGAGGTCTGGGCCGGTTGCACCGGCTGACCGGCGGAGGTGTTGTATGGGAGCGCCCTCACGGGGTCGCGCTCCGTCCAGATCGCGTTGCACAGGTCCCAGATCGGGCCGAACCCGGCGAAGATGCCGTTGGCGCGCTGCACGTCGGCGATGGCACCGACGACCTTGCCGGGCAGCCCGGCGAAGACCCACTGCTGCGAGGTGCCCGGGAGGGTGTAGGTGATGGTCCATCCGCCCGGGGGCGGGTGGGACTGCCAGTTGCGGATAGCGGGCTTCATGCTCATTCGTCGCCCCAGTATTTGCAGAAGATTACGAAGATCGCCACGGCGGAGAGGATGACCCCGGCGAGCGCACCCCCAAGCAACAGTAGGTAGTCCGGGATTTCTGTTGTCATCAGATCAGGCGGTCAATTATCGCGAGGGCGCAAGTGAAGACGGCTACCGCCACTACCCAGAAGATCGCGACAGTCACGAGGAAGCTCATTCCCGCAATATCAGCCCGGGCGGGGGGTCTCGTCAAGGCCTTGCTGATTTCTTATGCTGGTTGAAATTTAAGGCATGCGAGCAAAAGACATAATCGACCGGGTCCGCGGGGAGGGGCACGCGGTCTTCGAGAACTACTCGAAGGACTACAACATCAACATCATCGGCGTGCGCGATGCCACCCCGGAGCTGGACGACTTCGGCTGCCGCCTCTGGGCCATCTGGAACACGAGGGGCGGCTGGCGGTCGGAGGACTGGCAGATCACGACGCTGCCCGGGTCCCGCTTCCTCAAGGAGGTCCACCTCAACCCGGAGGGGTGCGCGATACTCGCGGAGGGGCAGTATCGGGGGTGCTACAAGATCCGCCTGCACCGTGGGCAATATCGGGCGGTGTGCCAGGACAGGCCGGTACAGGTCTACCGGGACGGCAACCGCGACGACGTCTTCGACCTGGACCCGGCGATGCTGCGCAGCGGCCGCTACGGTATCAACATCCACCAGCCGGGGAGCGAGGTGGCGTGGCGCGTCTACAGCAACTCGGCTGGCTGCCAGGTCTTCAAGCGCCGGGCGGACTTCAGGCGGTTCATGTGGATCGCGAACCGCGCCGCCGCCCTGTGGGGCAACCGCTTCACCTACACGCTAATCTAGTTCGGGCGCGCGCGGGGCACCTCGTTGACCTTCCGGAGGTGGCTGTCGATGAGCAGCACGAGGGACTCGAAGCTCTTGCGCTGCTCGGCCATCATCTTCGAGTGCTCCTGGATGGAGTCGTCGATCCTGGAGATGGCGAGGAGGTTGCGCTCCTGGAGGTTGCGCCCCTGGTCGATGGTGAGCTGGGTGAGCGTCGTCTGCACCTGCTGCTGCCGGTAGGCGTTGGCATCCTTCCGGTCGAGGTAGACCAGGAACCCGGCCACCACGAGGATCAGGCAGACCCAGTGCGGGGCGGTCACAGCGAGTTTCTCGCCCGCGTTGAGCGCGTGCTTCAGTGGGGTGGTGTCGGCCATCACTTGCTGGAGTTGTAGTCGACCGCGCGGAAGAGCTCGGTGAGGAGCTGCTCGTTGTAGCGCTGCTCGGCGGACTTCATCCCCTTTAGGCAGAAGCGGATCCCCAGGATATTCACGACCATGCCGTCGCAGTCAGGGTCGCCGAAGGTGGCGTCCACGGTGCCCGGGGGTGGCACGTCTGACAGCGTGCACGAGCACAGCGCCAGGGCCAGGGCTAGGGTTGTGGCGAAGCGTCTCATCACTTCGGCTGAGCTAGGGAGCGAGAGTAGGCGGCCAGGGCGATGCCCGCGAGGGCGGCGAGGGAGTAGAGCAAGCTGCGCTTGCGCGTCCCCTCCGGGGCGATCACGATCTCGGTGCCGACCGCGTCCTCCGCAGCCTCGGCCACGACGAGGTCGCCGGCCCCGTCCCCCAGCACCTCCTCGGTGATCGGGAGCTCCGGGAGGGGGATCACCTCGACGCGCTCGATCTGGTTGATGCCGAGGAGCACCGCTGCGGCAGTGACGATCAGGGACAGGTAAGTCTTCTTTCCTTTTAGGGTGTCTTTCATATCAGAGATGATTGACTATAAGATCATGCTTGATGACCGGGGAGTCAACCTGTCAGCCGTGTAGCCTGCTAGCCCCCAGCTGGGCGAACTTGCGGGACACTTTACCCTCCGAGCGCATCGCCTGGAGCTTCTCGATGAGCCCCCCGGACGAGCGGCCAGTGTTGCGCTTGCGCTCGAAGCGGAAGCCCCTGCGCCTCGCCATCTCGATGGCGCCGCAGAGCACGTCGGCGTCGTCCGGGCTGCGGCCGTTGTTGGCGGCCTTAAAATCCTCCTTGGTCTCGATCGCCCTGCGGTCGCCCTTGAAGCGCCACGTCCTGCGGCAGAGCTGGGTCAGCGCTGCGGGGATCAGCTCCCCTCCCCTGAGCTGCCCCGCCTGGATGACGGAGGCGGCCTCGAACCAGGTCTCGCTGGCGAAGTTGGTGAAGGTCTCGCGCGCCACCCGGTTGCGGCTCTTCTGCGGGTCGGCGGTCGGGACGAAGGTCTCCCTGTCCGTGGCCGGACCACCGTAGTCGAAGGCGTTGACCTCGGGGCCGAGGACGGTAGCCACCTCCTGGACGATGGACGCCCTCATGCTGCCGTCGTAGCCGAAGTTTGCGCGTGGTACGTTGTATTTCTTCAGGAGCTCGGAGAGGGACACCGCGATCTGCGCCTCGACCGTGACGGAGCCGCCACCCCTGAGGCTCGCACCCGGGGACGCCCCACGGTAGCGGGACAGCCACTCTTCGTCCGGCTCCTTGAGCGCGTCGACGATGATCGTCTCGATCGGCCCCACCGGCTGGAAGACCTGGTGCTGGTAGAAGGCGCCGTCGGTGGCCTGGAGCCGCGCCTCCAGGAACTCGAAGACCCCGAAGCGGCAGGGGTCGCCGCCGAAGCCGGGGTCACAGAAGGCTACCCGAACAGGCTTTCCCCGTTCGGCCACGAACTCGTCGAACACCCCACCTGCCCGGAGCTTCTCCCGGGAGGTAACGAAGTAGTCCGACATGGAGGTGTTCGGAAAACTACGGATCTGCTCCAGGTACTTGGGTCCGTGGAGCCCGTGCTGGAGCTCCATCGCTGCACGGCGTTCCTCGGTAAGCAGGTAGGGGTGGATAGTCCTACCTGCGAGGACGTTGGGGGAGAGGTGGCCGTCGAAGCGGTAGGTGTAGGACCCATAGGCGGAAGCCCACTCCTGATCGGCATCCGGGTCAAGTGCAGAATACTCCTTCCCTACCGGCTCGCACAGCCTCCCGTCGAGCTTCTCGATGCTCTTGAAGTTGCAGGAGGTGCCGCAGAGGAAGTTCGGGTTGGCCTGGAGGTTGTCCAGGAGGTCTAGTAGCTCGTGGGTGGGGAACAGCGCGATCTCGTCACAGAAGAGCAGGAGCATCCCCCTCGACACGTTGTAGGACTTCTTGCCCTGGAGCTTGCCGACCTTGTCCAGCGTCCGGAGCTCGACGAAGCCGCCCTCCGCGTGGCTGCCGGGGAAGGTGATCCGGTTCTTGGAGGGGTGGAGCTGCGACCCCTCCCACATCTTGGGGTTGGCCCTCACCACCTGCTGGAACCTGGTGACGATCCTCCCCCACATCCCAGACTCCGCTGCGGTGAGGAAGGGGGCAGCACAGAAGCAGGCGGTGTATTCCGGGTCGATGGAGGTGAGCCCGACCGCCAGCGTGGCGAAGCAGTCCGTCTTCCCGGACGAGGCAGACCCGATGAAGTTGATAATCTTCCGGCCACCGCGCCTCGCATCCTCGTAGCTGGTCACCATCTTCACGAACCACGGGTTGTGCTCCACCTCTGGCGCCAGGAGCTCCAGGTAGCGCAACAGGTGCTCCGTGTAGGTGCAGCCGAAGGGGGAGGCGGGCTTCCCCCAGTCGAAATGCCGCAGGAGGCTCCTCTCCACGTCGATGACACCCATCTCCGGGTGCTTCCCCCGGACGATCTTCACGTAGTCAGCTTGCTCCATGGGTGAAGCTACACTCCCGGAGAAGGTTAAGGAAGCCGAATGATCACCTGCAAAACCAGTTTCAAATCTGGTTTTGCAGGGGAGGTGCCGGAGTCCCTTCTCCTAGTTCTCCCGGGAGACTTTCTACACGGGACTTGTTCCATGGGGGAGGAACAGAGGAGGGGGGGGCATAGGGATGAGGCATGGAGGGAGAGAGAGAGGGATGCAGAGAGAGAGGCAGGGAGAGAGGGATGGGGACACGGGTTCTTTCGTGTCGTACCCCCGCGCCAGCGCGCCCCACCCCCCGCCCCGCACCCAGGCCCGCCCTCTCCCTGGGGATTCCTTGGCCCGGGGGGGGGTCCTGGCCCGTGCTGCTGCTGCTGCTGCAACTCGCTGCTGCTCAGTGGGGCATGGGGGGGCAGCATGGGGGTGATGCTGCCCCTGGAAGGGGGGCGGACTAAGGTGCACACTCCCCCCTTGTATTCAGGCCTCGGAGCCAATGCCCCAGGCGCTGGCTGCCCCCTGGTTGATGCGTGCTCCCAGGGCACGGCCTCCGGCATGCTGCCCCCAGGCCTCCAGCGTGATGCGCTCCCTGGCCGACTTGGGTCGGCACGGTCGTCACCTGCCCCGCTCCCTGGCCGACTTGGGTCGGCACGGTCGCTGCCCCTGGCATGCTGCCCGGTCGGCCTCCCCTCTCTCCCTGGTTCCCTGCTGCTCTCTCTCTCTCTCTCCTCCTTGTCCTGGACTAGTCTGGGCTGGCGGCCGGGCTGGCTGGTGCCCCTGGCATGCTCGCCGGTTGGCTGGCCGGTTGGCTCGCCGGTTGGCTGGCCGGTTGGTCTACCGGTTGGCTTGCCGGTTCCCCTGGCATGCTGCCCCCCAGATCGGGCAGGTCGGCGCCCTCGGGGTCGGCGCCCTCCTCCTCCAGGCCTGGGCCTGGCCCGGGATCCGGGAGGCTGAAGCCTGAGAGGTCTGGGACTGGCGCTGCCCCTTCTCCCCCTCCCCCTGGGGCTGGTCTTCCCTTCTGGGCTGGCGGACCGGATGCTCCCACCGCAGTCCTGATCCTGGCTGCTGCTTCCCCCTTTGCTAGGTCGTAGTGGGTCGACCCCTCCAGAAGCGCGCGGATCCGTGTGGCAGCTGAAATCAGGGCGCCGTAATCCTTGGACTTCGCACTGGTCTTCCCCAGGGCCTCCAGGATCTTAGTAGCTTCGGCCTCCAGGGCGGCGACCTCTTTGTGCTGGCGCTCCTTCTCTCTGTCGATCAGTTGCTGCTCCTCCACCGTGCGGATGGCGAGGGGGGCGGATGATTCGTTCTGGGCGGCCCATGCCCGGCCTGCAAATTCGTCCCAGTTATCGGCTACCCGGACCTCGCTGAGGTGGCGAGTCTTGCACCCGGTACGCCTGGCTATCTCGGCCAGGTTGTCGACTCCAGCGTAAATATAGAGGCGGGCAGCATGCTGGATTGAAAGCTTGCGTCTACGTGTGGGCTCGGGAATAGGGGCATCCTGGGCGAGGTCAAAGCTGGCTCTTCTGGGCGGGGCTGGGCGATTGGGATTCGGCATCCTGCAACCTGCCCGGAAATTCGCGGATTTCTACGGATTAAAAGCGGGGTCTCCCGGGAGACTTTGTCCCATATCCTGGTAAGCATGCTGCCCCATAACTCTTTGATTATTAGATGCCCCGTGATTGGATGAAACATCATGGATTTATTTTCTTGCACCCAAGCGCGTTTGCGCCGATAAAGAGGCGGCGAGGGGAACGCCTCCCAGCGACCAACAAACCTAAAACGAAAGAACCTAAATGACTGAAATAGAGGACCTTACAAACATGAATCACCGGATGTTTGGGCTGGCCATTGCCCGATATTTGAGGGAAGAATACGGATTCGACCTCTTTAATGAGGTGGGTATTCCGTGCAAAGAGTATTCTCAAACCGGATTACTTGAAGATACTAAGCGACTTACGGACAGGGCCATAAGCATGGCCCGGGTTCGCCCGCTGCCCCGGAATTACTTGGATAACGCTGCCACCCGCTTCCAGGGGCAGTTGGATAGCGAATATTTTGCCAGCGCTTGGGAGGCGGGCGGGCAAATTGGCGCCCCTGTGCGCTCTGAACCTGCCCCTGCTGCCCCTGCTGCCCCGGCCCGGGGAGATGAGGAGGCGGAGAGATTGGAGCGCCAGCGGGCGCTGATTGAAGCGCTGGGGCAAGAGCTGGCAAGGCCTGCCCCCTCCGCTGTTAATCCGGCCGACGTGGAGAAGATTGTCTCCCCCATTATTCAGGCCGCTATCGACCAGCTCTCGGCCGATACTCAGCTGGGCCTGGACCAACTAGGCAAGGTCATCGCCGAGATTCGAGATTTAGCAAAGTCCGGGCCGGCCGTAAAGCAGCGCGTGCGGCGGGCAATTAATCAAGCCACCGGGGCGGCAACATCTAAAATGGAAGAGCTCTTTGCTGAATACTGTGAACCCGGCTCCTCCCAATACCCGGTTCAGATTACTGGCGGATCCGGGATAGGTAAAACTTACCAAGCCCTACAGTGGGCGAAAAACTTCGACCGATGCGTCATGATCGGGGGCAGCGAGGCCCTAGACTTTACCGGGGCGATTGGCTGGAACGTCCCGGGAGTAGGACAGAACGGGCAAGCCTCGCTTGTCTACCGGGACGGCGACATATCAAGCGCGTTTCGTTGCGTGCGATTGGATGAGCGGGGGCAGCCCGCCCCCGGCACCCTCTCCAACTGTATCTTGATCATGGATGAACTGAACCGGATGGACCTCAAGATCCAGGGCTCTTTGATCCCAGCGCTAGGGATTCTGAGGCACCCTGTCACCGGGGAAGAATGTTATCGGCTGGTGACAGAGAAGCATTCTCCAGAGGCGCCTAAAAGCTATAACAACGGGGTAACTGAGACCGAGATTCTTTGGGCTCCCGTCGCTAGGCTGGCAATCATTGCAACCTCCAATGAGGGGGCAGACTTCCAAGTCCAAAATGTTGATGAGGCGGGCCAGGCCCGGTTTGTTAAGCATCGCGTTTACTACGTTCGCAGCGAAGCGGAGGCGATTTACCGGGGGGAGCTGGCCGCGTATGGTTATTCCGAGGCGGACAAGCGGGGCAAGCAGCTTTGCGACCTGGCCGAGCGTGTAACGACCCTGAAGAATGTTCAGGGAGTTTTCAACGCTACCCTCTCAACTCGGATTTTCTGCCGGGAGATCAAAGCGGCGAACGGCTGGGACGACCTCTGCAAGAAATTGCATGCCGACGTAGTGAACCATTGCTGCAAGTTGGATGCCAATGATTATATCGACTCGCTGAGTGCGAAAGCTGCCGACGCCGCCGTCAAAGACTGTTTAGGCTGGGCACCCCAGAATCCAACGGGGCAGTGCGGAGTCTCTTAATAAATCCAAACAAACAACAAACCTAAACAACAAAGAAAACAAAACCATGAACTACACCAAAATGAAAACAAATGCTAAGTATCCAATCACCGCCAAGATCTGGGAGTCAGCCAAGAACCGCTTCGAGAATGATTTGATTAGCGGGTATTTCGCCGAACCTGCCGAGCTGGAAATTGCTGACGTGGAAGGGGCCGCTTACTGGTTCTGGTGCGTGCGGAGCCATCAAGTTAGGGTTTGCGCAAACGCCCTAGATACCGTCCCCACGGTCGCGGATCCCAAGAACCTGCCCCTGCTGCTGCAAAGGTTGATCCGTCATGAGTGCGCGCACGCTAAATACTCCTGCCGGGAGACTCCAGGTGGCACCCCCGATCTGATTGGATTGCGCGAATACCTCGCTGACAATAACGTCGGCATGAGCTCCTGGAACCTCTCCGAGGATTGCTGGATTGAATCCAAGGATCGCGTAGAGAATTCGTACCGCTACGGATGGCGCAAATGGTGCGCCATCGGCCTCCCGGAAGATTACACTACGGTCGCCGAAGCGGACCGGGACGAGGAGCATGCCAGTAGCATTCTCTGGGATATTCGTATCGCCGATGGCCATCGGGAGACAATTCAAAAATACTTAGATGAGAAGTCCCTGAGCGGGGGCGGTTGGAAGACCTCCCAGTCAAACGCAAGTAAGCGCGTGCGCGTATACCGCTTTTACAGGGATCTTATCAAGGCTGGCAATTCTTGGGAGGTTGCGGACCTAACCAGAGACTTCTGCTCAGCTTTCCCTGAGGCGGCGACCCCTCCCCCTTCCGTCGAGCAGGGAAATTGGGTGGACGTCCCCGGGGTAGCTGGGGCAAACGGGGAGGCATGGGCCGAGCTCCGCGACACCAACGGCGCGCACAACCGATCGCAGCAGAGGTGCGCGCCAGTCAAAGAGCTGGCCGCTAAGCACCCTTCCAATTTCAGAAAGGCACCAGTAAACGCTTGGGCTGAGAAGTGCGGAAGCAGCGCCTACGAGGCCCTCAAGAAAGGCCTCAAAGCTGGGACCGTGGCGGGCGGGCGCACCATCTCCCCGACGTCCAACCTCAACGTGAAAGACTTTCTGGCTGGGAAGCCTGATTGCTACCGCCAGAACGTCGTTAGTCCGGTTGGCAAGGGGCAGCAAGTAGAGGTGGTCTACGACCTTTCTGGGTCTATGGTGGGAAGTTATCATGAGGCTGGGATCCGTCTAATGGATGCGCTCAAGCGATTGCATGATGAGGGTGAGATAAAGCTCCGCATCACCTGGGTCTCGTCCAAGTGCATTATCAAGTGGGCTGGTGACGACTTCCAGGCTTCCGACTTGCGTTTTATTTACCCGTCTGGGGGCAGTCCGCTGGGGCAGGGTTTTGCTTCCATCCTCCCGGACGTCGACAAGAACTCCTTGGTATTGGGTTACACGGACGGGGCGGTCGATGCCAATGGCTACGACAAGGGCGACTATATGAAAGCGGGTGTCCGCCCGGTTGGCGCGTTTGTCAGCAATGACGTGAACCGGATGAACTCGCCGAGCATGCAAGCCATCTTTGAAACCTATCAAGCAAGCGGCGACGTTGAGAGCTGTGCCAAGGGCCTGGGCGAGAAGCTCAAGCGGATCCGCGCCAATCAGCTCGGCGCCTAGAGACTCGGGGGCGGGGGCGTGCGGGCGCCCCCCCCCTTCCACCAAACCAAGAACCAAAACGAAAATGAAGAGTAGAAAGATAGAGAATATTGCCGGGCTGAAATTCACCTCAGATGAAATTAGTTTTGTGGAATCCGAATGCAAACGCCGAACAAAGGAGCTGGAAGCGAACGGCCTATCCGGGCCAGGGGTGGCGGCTAAGCGCGTTGATTTTGAGGAGGTGTTCCCTCCCCTCGCCAAACGTAAAAAGCGGATGGTGGCAGAGTGGGGTGAGCGCTGCCCTGATTACGAGCCCGGGTGTCCCGCTTGCGAGGCTTGGAAATTATGGGATTTCCTCCCCGGGGAAATTCCGACACAAGAAGAGGTGGAGGCCTGCATTGCCAAGCTGAGGCTATGAAAGACCTCTACAGAATGACCAACGAAGAGCTGGCGGAGCTGGCTCAGCAATACCTTGCCAACGCGAAATCATGCCGAGCCAGTGCCAAGCTTTGCACCAGGGAGGCTGAGGGGTATGGGGAGTGTTCCGACCCTCGCGTGTGGCGGCAGCAAGCCGAGATGAATGAGGCCCTGTCCGAGCGGATGGTGAACCTCCTCGTCCAGCGCGGGCGAGCCTGTAACGCCAGCGCGGGCGACAGCGCCAGCGCGGGCGACAGCGCCAGCGCGGGCGATGATAGCAGCGAAGAGAACCACAAACCAAAAACAAAAACGAAAAAATGAACGAACAAGAACAAGAGAGCATCAACCCTGAGGGGCTCGCCGATGCGGTCAGCGCCTACGTTAATCTGTTAGAGCGCACGGGCATCGACGTGCACAACAACACCCATCTGGTTATGCGGAAGATCTGCGATACCTACGGGGCGGACGTCGCACAGAAAGCCATCCACAAGGAGATCAAGGAGAGGGGGGCACGGAAATGAGAACCATCAAAGATGACAGGCACCCCGACGACGTGCGGGACGGCGCCGAAGCCGTGGTGCGGGAATTCCTAGCCATGGACCGCTCCCCGGCAGACGTGCTGGGGGCGGCCCGGCTATCCGGCGACAAACTAGAGCGTGTTGAGGGGGGCTATGCACTGGAGGGCCTGACCCTCTACCCCTACCACTACAAAGCGGAGCGGGGGAGAACGCTCGCCCGGCAGACGACCTACACGGCTATCGGGTGGGAAATTTGGGGCTGGGAAGGTTACGCGGCGACTCGTGAGGAGCCTGCGGGGGGTGATGAGGTGCTCGTGCGAAAGGTGGCGGGGACTCTCCCGGCTGCGGTGCGCGAGGTGTTGCGCCTGCTGCTCGACCAGGAGCTGGATGGGATCGCCCGGGCGTGCGAGGGGGACCGGTGCCCGTGCTGGTGGGATGGCGCCGAGCCGGGCGGATGTCGCAAGTGTGGCGACACCGGATGGACACCCGAGGCCCAAGCGTTTCTCGCGCCACTGATGGGAGGGGCAGCATGAAGGGAAGCACCATGGAAATTGTCAATCGCCTCCCCCTCGAATGGGGGGAGGCGAAGACCGTCAACACGCGGCGGGGGAAGAGGAGTTTGCGACTAGGCACCCCGGGGGAGGATTTCTGGGCGATCTGGAAGGAACACAAGCTCGCCCTGAAGGAGCTGGGCGTATCAGTCAGGAAGGAGGGGGGCAAGTTCCAGGTGTGCCACTGGCACGAGGATATTCCGGCGGGGCAGGAGCAGTTGCGTGCGCCCGCGCTACGCCCGGCCAGGGTTGTGGCGCCAGCGCTAGTGAGGGCCGCCGAGGAACAGAGGCAAGCCAGGTTGGTGGCCGCCCTGCCCGTGCCAGCAGGACTCGCCTACCTGCCCTATCAAGTGGAGGGGATCCACTGGCTGGCGTCCCGGAGGAGCGGCATCCTCGCCGATGAGATGGGCCTGGGCAAGACGGTGCAGCTTCTGGGGCTGGTGAACTGCAAGCTGCCTAGCCGGGTGCTGATCATCTGCCCGGCGCACCTGAAGTCCAACTGGGAGGCGGAGGCGGAGAAGTGGCTGGTGGAGAAGCGCATGAGCGTCACCATCTCGGGCCGCATGGGTAGCAAGGCGAGCAGGATAGCCGAGGGCCGGCTGAAGGCCGCTATAGTGCAGCCTGAGGGGACTGTCGTCATCGTGAACTACGAGATCCTGGAGAGCTGGCTCCCGCTCCTGGTCCAGTATTCCCAGGGGGCACTGGTGGCAGCGGATGAAGCCCACTACATCAAGAACCGGGAAGCTAAGCGCACAGGCGCTACCCGGGAGGTTTGCCTGGGTGCCGACAGGGTAGTCATGATCACCGGAACCCCCGTGCTCAACCGCCCCGAAGAAATCTTTCCGCCAGCGACCATCATCGGGGCCACGCATAGGAGCTGGACAGATTTCACAAACGCCTTCTGCGACGCCTACACTGACCAGTATGGGGTGAGGCAGACCCATGGCGCATCAAACCTGGAGCTGTTGCGCAAGGAGATCGGCCCATTCATCCTGCGGCGGCTCAAGTCAGACGTGTTGCCCCAGCTCCCGGAGAAGGTCCGCCAGGTCATCACCATCGAGCCGGACAAGGCTGGCGCCAAAGCCATCCAAGAGGAGTGGAATCTGATCAACCAGACCCCATCCTCCAGGGCTGGCGGGGGAATGATCGACTGGGAGGAGATGCGCAAGGGCGCCGCCGGGCCGAAGACCCTTTCGGCCTTCGCGAAGTTCCGGCAGGCCAGCGGCCTAGCCAAGGTGGACTGGGCCCTGAAGCATATTATCAACCTCCTTGAGAGCGACCTGGCCCCAAACAAGAAGCTGATCGTCTTCGCCCATCATGTGGACGTAGGTAAGAAGCTCCGCACTGGGTTGGCCAAGTATGGCGCAAAGCTGTTTACTGGGTACACGCCGCCGCTTGAGCGCGACGCCACCGTTAAAGCCTTCCAGAACCCCTCCCACCCCTGCCGCATAATCATCGGCTCGCTGGGGGCGATGGGAACGGGGGTCACGCTCACCGAAGCGAAGGCCGTGGTATTCGTCGAAGCCGACTGGTCTCCATCCGTAAACGCCCAATGCGAGGACAGGGCCCACCGCATCGGCCAGCTGGACTCGGTCCTGGTCCAGTATCTGGTCCTGCGGGGGAGCCTCGACGAGCGGGCGGTCCGCGCCTGTATCCGCAAGCAGGGGATCGTCAACACCCTCATGGACGAAGGGGGCAAGAAGTGATACCATCCAACAAAATGAGCATTTCGTCCCACCCTACCGTCTACCTTCCGAAACTCCTGGAGAGCAAGCTCACCGGGAGGCGCGCCATGATCCTCTGGCTGATCCGGGAGAAGGTGGACGACAACATGACGCTAGCCTCGCGCCTAGCTGTGTCCCGATCCCTCATATCGCACGACCTGGGAGCCCTCGCGGATGGGGGATGGATCGAGAGGCCCACCGGCTTCAGCGGCCGTGCTGCCCGGACTCTCAAGCTGACCAAAAAAGGTCGGCGGGTGATCCAGGCGCTTTTCCCCTAACAGATCTTCGTCTTGGTCATGACGTTCCCGCGATCCGGCACGCTGCGGGGGCGTCCAATCTCGGTGCGCGCCGAGCGCGACCCGTTGGGGTTGCTGTAGTTGGAGACGTAGTGGCTGGTGGCTGGTGCCCCGATAGGAGACATCACTGGGCGGGTGGGCGTAGGTGATTTACCTACCATCGGCTTGTTGGCAAAATGCTTCATCGGTTAAGATCGGCGAAAAAAGATCTTGCGCAAGCTCTGGGGCCAATGGTATATACTGCCCATGGCGACCTTTTACATTCTCTCAGTTCTCCGGCTCCGGAAGAGGTCGTCATATATTTCTACCTGGACCGGATTTGATCCCTCCTCTGCTCACGCGGGGGAGGGGTCTTTTGTTTTCAGGGCACCATGATGACGGGGCAGGAATACTACTCAACCTTCTGCAAAAACCTGTGGCTCAGCGGCATACCGTGCCACGTCGCCCGTGTCCACTTCGCCTGCCTGGGCATCAAAAGTGAGGTCCCGGAGACGATCGTCACGCCGGACTACGAGTCCCGCCTGGACTATGGGGATGACGGAGACCTCCACATCACCAGCGGCAGCATGGCTGGCGAGGTGATCAGCGTGAAGGGCTCGACCTACAACTTCGGCGACTCGCCGTCCGGGTGGCCTCATCCGGTCTACTTCATCCACAATGCCCCCTCCCTCGCGAAAGCGGAGAAGAAGCCCCTCTGGTTCATTAACATCGACGCCAGCCTGACCTGTGCTGGCCGCGTCCCCCTCGCCGACAAGGATCGCCTGTGGTCGATCCAGGACGTCCCCCGCAAGCGCGATGGGTTTGCGGAACCTACCTGGGTGACAGACCAGCAGAACGTAGAGTTTTTCAGATTGCAGGCAGGGGCAGAAAGCTCCCGGGAGATGGTGGATCTACGCGAATACATGGAGGAGATGGAGCGGGCCTACGGGTTACCGGAGCAGTGGAAGAGGTGGGGGGAGGCGATTTTCTCATGAGCAAGCGATCCAGCTACAACGCCCGGAGGGAATTTTACTCTAGCCAGCAAGAGGTATTTGCTGCCCAGAGAGAGAAGTGGCAGCCACCGAAGAAGAAGGCGAAGCCACCGAAGAAGAAGGCGAAGCCACCGAAGAAGAAGGCCAGGCCCTTGAATGCCAAGGAGAGGGGATGGATCGGCTCCCGCATGGGAATGCTACGGAAGGAAAACCCGGGCCTGACCAAGCGGCAAGTCAGGGAGCTTGCCAAAGAGCAACTACTCAAGAGACGAATGATAGAGAGGTGACCCCAGCTCTCTTAGGCGCTGCCGATGAGCCCCCACGCCGGACCTGGAAAGGTAGCGGATGAAAGAAAGGGGTATGGCGGACGAAGAAATGCCTCCGGATCGGTGTTGCGCGCAGAAAGCAATATGCCCCGGCTGGCATTACCAGCAAGGGGACTAGCCCGCCCCTGTAATCATCTGCGGCACCCGCCGCCATGGATCATCGCTAACGGGGGACAGGGAGTGTCTGGCCGTTGATGATCCTGCTACGTGTCTGGCTCCAATGAACTCAGGAAGCAGAACGACAGCAGTCCCCCAGAAATGGGGGCTGCTGTGCCCAGCCCGCTCGAATCTAGGAAGCAGTTGATCAGTAGCAAAGAAAGAAGAACTAGCCGCTGCAAACCAGGGCAACACCTGCAAAGAAAGAAGAACTAGCCGCTGCAAACCAGGGCAGCACCTGCAAAGAAAGAAGGACTAGCCGCTGCATGCAGCCACGCTCGCCTGGTCAGTAAGCTAACCAGGCCGCAACCCCTGCAAACTTCACCAGTGCGCCCCCTGCATGATAGCAGGAGGAGCTACAAAATTCCGCCAGACTTCTTCCTTTTTTGTTTTTAAGCATAAGTTAAAATGCGAGGACCCATTCGAACTTTTCCTTAAAAACAAAAAACGCAGAAGACTGTCAGTAGATGGCACGCTGCGCCCTGCGGATGACAGGTGCCTGACCATCCTGCATAGCGCATTCCGATGCCAATCACAGATACCCAGGAGCAGCCCGCCTGTCCAGTTGGTCACATGCTGCCCAGGACAGCTGGCGAGGCTTCCGCCTTCTTTATGAGGATAAAGAAGGCCGCGCCGGAACCCCTACAAGGACATGCACCGGGATGCCTTCGCAGGATCCAGCGCAGGTGCCCACGGACATGGCGAGAACCTGTTGGCGTGCTGCCCCCAGGTGATCTTCTTCCCATCCGGGATCTAGTTTGG